CCTGCTGAACCTGAAAAGGATTTTGAGACTTTTCACGATTGGCAATACAAGGAAATGGTAGAAGAAATTGAGAACGCAATTCGGATTCTCAAGATGACAGATGAGGAAGTAGTTTCTACTTCTACTTACAACTCTATCGCAAGATACTTGTAAATTACTTTCCTGAGCATGAAATAAAACTGCTCAACACAACTACCAAAGAAAGGAAAACAAATGACATTAGGCGGATACACTTATCAAGTAGGAGATTTATTCACTACTTCTAAAACAGGCGTTACAGGACGAATTGAAAAGTTCGCACCACAAACTAAAAATGTAACTCGTGTTATGCTTCGTCTAGCAAATGGGCAACAGCGATTTGCTATGGTGAAAACTCACTAACAAAATTATCTCTGCCCTATTTCCTGGTTGGTTTTTAGGGCAGATATAAAAATCCTGAGCATGATCTAAAACTGCTCAAAAATTTCCGGCCCCTGTGAGGAATATCACACAGCTGGTTTACGTTACGATTTGTATTTTCCCCTGATTTCTGCTAGACTTAGTAAATACCAAAAGAAAGGAAACCCCCATGTTAGCAACTGCTATCGCACTACAAAACGCAACACAAGAAGCAGTCCACGACGAAAGCGTTATGGATATGGCTGCCGCTATTTATCATCACAGACACGATATATCTGAAGATGAGTTTATCAAGATGATGTATATGTATTCTGCTCATCTTGCCTCACTTACCGCTACCCTCGTCACTCATGTGACCTTGACAAAATCTCAATTAGATGAGATGATGAGTTCTATAAAAGAGTTTGACCAGTTAGGAAAGGACATAACAAATGGAAACGACTAATCAAATCTTAGTGCCAGAGCACTACAACCCTAATCAAATTGTAACCTATAAGGTTATACAAAATGGAGATATTTCATATCCAACTGCCAAAGTTGTTGATATTGAATATGCTATGGAACTTGGACGCACAGCACAACGGGCTCTCAATGATAGAGTTGCTCAGATTCGTCAGTTAGAAGGCGAACTAGAAAGCTGGCTAGAAAATGCTAACGACGCAGATACAATCGTCTCTGAGATTTGCCAAATCTTTGGATTCAATCCTGAAAAAGAAATTCAGTTTGAGGCATCCGCAACAATCACGGGCACCGTTCGTGTTCCACTATCACAACTCTCTGAGTTTGATATTGATGATTTGGATTTGACAGTCTACGCTGATGCCCACGGATATGATGTTGATTTAGATGTTGAGGTAGATAACATCTATAAAGTGTGATAGGGGGCTATCCAGGACCTAAGCATGTCCTAAAACTGCTTCACAAAATTCCGGCACATTTTTTAGATCTTGTCAAGCTTTACGTACGATGTCCGATTTATCCCGATTCTTGCTAGTATAGTTTGACTTTGTCACCCGTGTCTGCTAAGATTGACTAATCACTAAAGAAAGGTAATAAATAAAATGGCACATGAACTAGAAACGCAAAATGGCGTTGCTTCATTCGCATCATTCCGTGAGCCTGCTTGGCATGGTCTAGGCACAGTATTCACAGAAGAAAAAACAACAGCAGAAATGCTTGCTGCTGCTAATCTAAATAATTGGAATGTTAGATTGGTAGATGTTGAGATTCCAAATACTCTTACATCAGATAAATCTTATCAATATGTTGTAAGAACAAATCCTACAGATAATACTCAGACAGATGTTTTGGGTGTTGTTGGTGAGCGTTATGTTCCCGTTCAGAATGAGGAACTATTTGCTTTTGGTGACAATATCCTAGACGGCGGAGGTCGTTGGGAAACTGCTGGCTCTATTCGTGGCGGGCGTGTAGTATTTGGCTCTCTTGCTCTTGAGCGTGAGACAGTGCTAGACCCTACGGGTGTTGCTGATAAGGTAAAGACTTATCTTCTCATCAATACATCACATGACGGCTCTATTGCTATTCAAGCATCTATCACGCCCGTTCGTGTTGTATGCGCTAACACTCTCAATCTTGCTCTAGGCTCTAAGCGTGGCAAGAATGCTATCAAGCAATCTTTCAAGATTCGTCACACTCAGACGGCAGAAGGTAAAATTGCTATTGCTCGTGAGACTCTTGGTCTTGCTAATAAATACATGGATGCTTTTGACCTTATGGCTAAGGCTATGATTGAGAAAGAAATCACTGCTGCTCAATTCAATGACATCATTCTCGCTGCTTATCCTAAGCCTGATAAAGATACTAAGGGCGCAATCAAGAAGTGGGAAAATAAAGTTGATGTTATCAATGACATCTACACAGGGCAATTCAATGGCATGATTGCTAATACTGCTTGGGGTGCTTTCAATGCGCTAACTGAAAGACTAGATTGGTATCGTTCTGCTCGTGGTGGCAATAACGAATCTATTCTTGCTGCTGCTTCTGGTTTTGATGCTACTATCACAGCAGAAAAAAATCGTTTGCTAACTGTTGTAAAAAATACTTTAGCAATAGCGTAAATAAAAACGCAACTCCTGAGCAAGAGTATAAACTGCTCAATTTTTTCTTTTGATCTAAAGCTGCTAAAAAATGCGGGCCGGAAATGTGATTTATACCACAAATCTATTACGTAGTCAATTAGATTTTTCCCAAATTTCTATTACGGTAGAATTGATTATTTCCCCAAAATTTGCTAGAATATATTTACCACAGAAAGGGTATAAAATGAGTAGTTTTCTAGAAAATGAAAACCAAATGGTTATTGATGCTATCTATTCAGATATTGCAGACCACTTGGTACAAGAATGGATTAATAATAATCTTGATGAAGGACAATTATATGCAGACTATCAGTTTGCTAGTATGTCTGATAGTAATTATATAAAGGGTAGATTTAATCAGTTTTATAACCTTACCGCCGCAGACCAGTATTATCTAGAATGGGATGAGGAGAAATAATGTTAGGCTATACAAGATATGATTTAGAGAAGATGCTTGCATCAGTAGATATTGCTATTATCTATTTAGAGGATCATGTGAGTAAAGAAGCATTGGCTATGAAGGGATTAGCTGATACTGCTAATTTCTTAGAGGGGCTTATTGCAGAAGGTCATGTTTGACATACCCTGCCATTTTTGCTAAAATAATACTACCAACAGAAAGGAACTACCATGCCCAATTGGGTATTCAATACCTTGACCATTCAAGGACCAAAGCAAGAAATAGATTCTATCAAGGATAGACTAAATAAACCATTTACTGTATTACACGATAGGTGGAATATAGAAACACAGGAAATGGAAGTAAGTGAAACTGTTTATACTGCCCCTGTGTTTGCATTCTGGAATATCCATAGCCCACTAGAAGACGGTATTACTATGGAAGAATATGTAAAGCAACCTGCACGTTCTGGTGCTGATAGTAACTCACCTGATTGGTTTGCTAAAGAAGTAGAATTTGCCATGACCCAAAAGGATTGGTATAACTGGAATACAACTAACTGGGGAACGAAATGGGATGTTGCTGTTCGTGATGATGATAAATATCCTGATACTAGATTAGAAGAATATAAATCAGAGGGTGATGATAATTGGTTAGTTTATGTATATCAAACTGCATGGTCTCCTGCTGTAACTGTTCTAACTAAACTATCTAATCTTGTTCCTAACTGTTTGCTTACCCTCTCATTTGAGGAAGAGACAGGTTGGGGTGGCGAGTATGAGATTCTTCGTGGTAATGTAACAATCTGTGAAGAATATGATAATAAATGTAGAGATTGTGATGCATTGAACACAATGGAGTATTGTGATAATGACTGTGGAGAAATCTGCTCTGAGTGTAACTGGATGGGTGAGGCAGACCTTGAGTGTGTTGCAGAATGTCAGACCCATAAGGTATTCTTGGATAATGAACATCTTCCAGAATACAGAAAGGTAGAAGCATGAATCTAGAAACACTAATAGAATATATCAAGATTACTATCATTGGTCTTGAGCAAGACTTGGAAGGCTTAGCAGAACAAATGGATTTGCTAGACCCTGAATCTAAAGACTGTAAAGATTTAGATATTGAATATAACTTTATCAGTGGCCAGCGCACAGGTATGGCACACATTCTACAGGTAGCATTGGAGGGACGATGAACACGTTAGAACTAGAACCACATCTGCAGAGACAGATTGACGCTGGGTCTTCTGGCACAGACATCTTGCACGGGCACCTGAAGACGCTCATGCTTGACGCAGAACGGGAACTGGAAGAAGCACAGCGTATTGAGGAGGAGAACGACTACTCAGACGCTATGGAATCCATGGAGCGTAAGTACTGGGAAGGCCAGTTAGACGCTTTATCACACGTCTACCAAATGACATATGCATTAGCATTCGCAATTCAAGAAAGGGCACAGAAGAATGGCTAAGTTAGATCTACAAGAACAAACACGTAGGGACGATGCATTTAATGAGTTAATGGAGATTAATGCTCATATAACTGACCTACAATTATTCCCGTCCCTTGGCTGGGTGTGGACCTTTGATATTATCAAGGATATCTTTGATAACAATCAGTTCATTCATTTGGCTGTAGGGGACATTGCTGATGAGGTTATTCCTGAAGGGGTAACTTTAAAACAAATCTTTGATAAGTTCTATGAAGATATAGATAAACTTGGTATTGATATGGATATGGGTGGAGAGATCCTTGAAGAGGTTATTAGAGATTGGATGAGGGACAATGATTTCCTCGTTGCCCTGGACGAAGACGGGTGGTTAGAATAATGTGGGCCCAGTTGACACTAGACCTAGAATTTGATATTATTGAACAAACTACTATGAAAGGAAATAATGAACACTAAAACACTAACCTATATTGGCTCGTTCTCTGTTGATAGCGGACAGGCCATTGTTGGAGACCCTTGCTATCTTGATACATGGGAGAACTGGAACTCAGAGGAGAATAACTTTGAGGACCACGAGACAAAGGCAGGCGAGTATGGCTATCTTGGTGCCTGTGGCGTGACATTGAAGGAAGGCTATGGCACACTAGGAATGGGTAGCGCAGTTGCTTTCACTACTGGATATGGCGACGGGGTATATCCTGTATTTGCTAATATCAATGAGGACGGACGTATCACTAAAATCGTAATTGATTTTGAGGATGAGGAATAATCATGGGAGCACGTTGTAACTTTGTATTTAAACAATCAGAGGACCACGCTGTGGCCTTGTACAGCCACTGGGATGAGGACCATATGTATGAGTTGCTTGCAGCAGCCCTGCAGCATGCACGTCCACGTCTACAAATGGGGGACATTGCATATGCTACCCGTATGGCTATTAGTTATATTATTAAAGATTCTATTTTGGATGAGACAGGTTATGGAATTACCGCCATGGACCCGTCGGACCAAGGATTCTTGGACCATCCAATCACAATTGACCTCACTGACATGACCGTGGGCAGTGGAGAAGATTGGCACAAGATTGAAGACTTTATTAATTATCACTTAGTTCAAGTAGTTAAATAATCTTGACTGAGGGCCTGACGTGGTGACTCAGGCTGACAAGGTGGGATGAGGGGTCCTCCCACTATAATAAGGGGTTGAGCGTAAGTTTTGGTAGGGCTTGCGCTCCCCCAACATCTTTGATACAATGAAAGGCTATGATGAGGAGAGCAATCAAATTACCAACAAGCAACGAGGAAAAAGTAGCAAAGCGTATTGGAACTATTCTTTCTGATTTCAATTTGGATTTGGAAGCAGTAGGAAAATATCTTGCCACATCACTTCCTTACACAATTTACTCCAGAGCGATTGAGGTTCTTGAAGCGGCGGAATACAATAAAGAAACTGCTGAATATAACGAGAGAACTAAATACTATGAGGGTGATTTGTTCAAGTAATATTTTGGCAGCGGGGTTGACAAAGCTCTGCTGCCATGATATTTTCCGGTCCACATTTCCAAATATCTTATTACGAAGATCAAATTATTTTTCCCAAAATTTTATTACGAAAGATTTTTAAAAAATCCCTGAATGATATCAAAACTTTTCTTTCTTGTCAAACAGTGATATACTTTTGTATATGACAAACATTGATATCCAATGTGATATATTAGGAAATTTTTATCTTAACTATAAGGATGATAGCTCTATTAAAGAGTTTATTGAATTCAATGATGTTGGACTACCCCTCGCATATTTAAAATCAGAGGGATTATGTGAATTAACTGATCAAGCTATTCTATATATCAATGAAACATTTAATCTTCTATTAGCTACATTAGGAGTAGAGGATATTGGATATGATAGTTTGGATCATCTTCTATATACCGCCGAAGAAAAGAATAAATAATGCCAAGAAGATATTTTTCTAAGACATATACCTCGCCATATTTTAAAACTCATTATGGGGAGACAGAGGGCGGCCAATATGAGCAGCGGATGAATGATAAGATAGATAGGCTTCGTGCCGTGCTCCTCAATTTTTGGCGGGGCAAAAAGAAATAACCCTGGCTATATCCCCTATATAAGACATTACGATAGACATATAAAAATCCCTGAAAGTTTTTAAATATTTTCAAATATTTTCTATATGTTTTATAACATTTTGTTATCATTTTGTTACAAATTTGGATATTTTTTATATGTTTTTATATGGGGATTTGACAAAATCTAACACATATGATATGAGGTTTGATATATAAATCTAACAAGATATGAGGTTTTAGGATTTGACATTACGAACGCCTTATGGTAAGACGCATTATCCCCCACTTTCCTCCATTTTCCTCCACAAATAGAAAATCTAAATAATATCAGTAACATATTTATGTGGATAACCTGTGGATAAACGGGTATAAAATCAGGGTATTTATGACTTGACATTGATCCTTTTCTGGCATATAATTGATATGTCCTTATCTCTGGACACACAAAAAAAGCCAGACGAAAGATCATTATCTGATATCGTCTATAAAGTAAATATCAGATGACACCTGGATATGTGTATAAACTATCCTTATATGTTATATAGGGGATAATGGGGATATTCTTTATACCGCCTGATTTTAGCTTTTTAGATATACCCAACCATATTGCCCCGCAAAGGGGCAAATGTTGGTTTTATGTTTCCATTTTGCGCCGAACTTTAAATTCACTATAAGTTAATTTTGCGTTTGCCGTTTTTAAGAAAAGCGACTGTATCATAATTATATGAGATCAAAGTCAATTACCTTAGTGCTAGCCTTAATTGCTAGCCTTTTTGCTGTACCCGCTGCTTCCGCTACAGACCTAAAGTCTGGAGGATCTACATTTTCTGCGAACTTTGTTGAACAATGCAGAACAAGATTTGCTAAAGAAACAGGGCTTGTTTTAAACTATACTCCAAACGGCTCTGGAGCAGGACGAAATTTCTTTACACAAAAAATAACAGATTTTGCTATTTCTGATACCCCTTTTAACTCTAATGAAGCGAAGCCCACTGAATCTTTTCTATATATTCCAATAGTCGCTGGTCCAATTGCTGTTGTGTATAAGCTTGACGGATACTCTGGAAGAATTAAGCTTAGCAAGGAGGTTCTTGCAAAAATATTTGCTGGTCAAATTAAAATGTGGAATGACCCACAAATTGCTAAACTAAATCCTGGAAAACTTCCTAAAACTAAGATTATTGTTTTATATAGATCTGACGGATCTGGTACATCAGAAGTTTTTACATCTTATTTAAATTCTGTTGCCCCTTCAATTTGGACAAAGCCTGGCAACAAAACATTTGCTTCAGCATTTCCAGGCAATATGAATGATCATTTTGGCTATTTTCAATCTGCCAATGGGTCAACACTAATTGCTACTACACAGGCAACCTTAAATGGATCTATTTCATATAACGAAGTGTCTTATGTAAGAAATTTAAAAAGTGCTCTTATTGAAAATGAGGCCAGCAGATTTGTTGGGCCTACTCCTTCGGCCACCTCTGCATTTTTATCTAGCGTAAAGTTTGATAATGATGGGGTTGCACCACTTAATTTTAAAAATCCATCAAAATATTCATATAATATAGTTACATTTGCATATGCGATATCTTATGTAAAGCCTGCTAAAAATGGGGCTTTAATTAAAAAGTTTTTAAACTTTGCTTTGGACAGATGTAATAATATTCAAGGATATGCCCCAATAAAGGGCAGTGCCTTAAAGGTAGCAAAATCTCAAATATCTAAGATATCTGACTAGTGATATAATTTTTCTATGAAAAATATTCTAAAGTCTAGGCCAGCTATTTTTATATATGGTTTTATAACAGGATGGATATGTTATATGATTGCTATAGCTATTATAGTTAGAAGTGTTTGGTAAACTTCTTTATACCGCTTTTTATTCCCAGCCCAGGCTGTCTCTAAACTGATTTGCCCCTTTTAAAATCTCATGATCCATTACATAATCAAGATGTGAGTAATCAGTTGGATTTGCTTCATCAAAGAATCTCCAAAATACCATTTTCACATATTCCCCGTCTTTGAAAGTTTTGTGTGGTCTCCAGTGTATATGTTCATTGGCATTAAATATAAGGGCAGAGTTGTCAAGCATTTCATAGTTCTTTAAATCTACCCCCAAGTCCCATGAGGTATTAGCTGATAGCTGGAAGTCTACAACAAGGTCGTTGGTGTCATGATCAAAGTGTGGTGGAAGAACTGGATGACCATATTTGCTATTATACTCAACAGCCATAACATGTGCCATGGTTAACTTAATTGGTGATAGTTCATTAACTATTTTTAACATCTTGTTATTAATATCATCAATATTGCGTAGACCACCAAACTGTAGTCTACCAAGCTCTTTGTTTGCACCTACACCTTCATTTTGCCTATCAGATATGTATTCACCGTTAATAACAGGAATATCTATTACATCTATGGCCTTATGAATAGATTCTAACTCTTCATTAGAAAAGATATTTTTAAGCTGATGGATACTCATCTTGATGCTTTTTATAATTTTTTATAAATTTTTCTTCAGCCTCTATCAAGTAATGATCTGTTATTCCTTTTGATTCTAAAATTTTAAGATTCATATTTTGGTATGGCTCTGCAATTGAAGACGAAAAACCAAACTCTGAATGGATAACCATAAAGATATAATACTTATTGCTTTTCCCTGCACCTTTACTGCTGCCTTTTCCAATAGTATTTCCACAATCCTCGCAATGCGATAAATCAAGATTTACTGGTCTTGCTTCATGAACTGCTGTGCATGGGAAGAATATAATGCTACCAGCTTCTGGCTTTATAGAAATGTCAAAATCTAAAAACCTAACTTCTCCATCATCATAATCATCATTTAAATATATTAAAGCAGTCCAATCCATCGTGTTCTTTGGATTGTGATGGTTCTTATCAATGTGAGGACCAATTGCTCCACCATCATTATACTTTCTCAAGGTAAAGTTTTTGGAAATATATTCTAAATCGCTATTTCCAGTTTTTTCCTGCCAAATCTTTAAACACTTTTTATAGTCTTCATATATTAAGTCAATAATAGGAGCAGCAAGTTCGTGAGCTTCATCCTGATTTGCTTCAACAACAGGTCGTGGCCAATATTCATTGTTATCAGATTCGGTTAAGTCCCAATTAAATAGTTTTTGCTTTCCTTTGCTAAAATCATCTGTGTCTTGGTCCCATTCTAAATCATTATCTTCATACTTTTTAACTGGACGGCTGTCATACCAATTTTTCCATTTAGGTATTACGGGGTGTATTTTTTCGTTGTCGTCATTTGCTTCAATGCTATCAATAAACTCTTTCCACTTAGGGAAAGCGTCTTTTATGTAAATAATATCATCTGTAATATTTATAATTTGCATTGGGTCTCCTTTTCATCTATTATATCAGGTATAATGATAACATAATGGGTATAAATTATTCTAAAGAAGAAATACTAGATGGTTTTAGGAAAGCTGAGGCCGAAAGATCTTATTGCCTATTTACCAACCTTATTGATAAAAATAGTCTGCCACAATGGTCAGATTTCATGAATGCCGCCTATCATTCAGCATCTCAAGATATGGATGATATTTTAGATGGACAAATAAATAAAAATAAAGAATACCTAGTAGGTAAACTAATTATTCAGGCTGGGGTATATTTTAATTTTAAAGGTGACTATTTAGACAACATAACGCTGTTCCCACAAGTTTATAATTTATTAAGAATAACAGGAGAAGTTCCATTGGGATTTTACGGGCCCAAGGTTTCAATAGGTCCACACTTTGTCACACCTCACCAAGACCGCTGGCATGCTGCGACACTTCAATGTGAAGGTGAAACAATATGGACCCTAAAGGATGAAAAGTATATTTCTGGAGAGGTTAGTAAATTTGAAAAAGATGATCCTAATGCCATGAGAATTGTCTTAAAACCTGGAGATTTTTTATATTTTAGTCAGAAGCTATACCATCAGATAGAGGTTGAGGGTCCAAGGGCATCTCTTTTGTTTAACTCAAATGGAATAGTTGATATTTTTAGTCATTAATAAGTCTATGATATAATCTTTATATGAGTGAGCATATATGCAATGATTCTGAGTGCCGTTTTTGTCAAAAAAAAGCGGAATACTTTGACTTTGACGAAAAGGGTATATTTTTTATATGCAAAAAACATCTCACTCTTGAAGCGTCTTCTTAAAAGGATGGTAAAATAACACTATGAAATCTATATATGATATTGATCTTGTTTCTGCAGAAGGGCAGCCAGGCTTTCTTAATCAATTTAAAGGAAAGGTAACTATGGTTGTTAATACCACAGTTGGCTGTGGTAATGCTAATCAAATGGAAGTTTTACAAATGCTTCAAGACAAGTATGGCGGAGATGATTTTCAGATAGTAGCCATTCCAACAAACGACTATTGCGGTCCAGGAATTACACATGGAAAGTGGTCTCAAGGAATCACATGTGGCTTAGATTCACAAGAATATGGCAGAGATGTTTATGGAGTTACCTTTCAATTTTCTGAGATGGTAGCATCAAATCCAAATCTTTCTGTAAACGAGCTTAGCCCTCATAATGGAAATAAAGACGTAAATGGTTTGGGTCAGCCAAGAAAAGAACCTCACGAACTTTATAAAGAAATTGCAGAACAAATGATCGCAATGGAAAAGAAAGAAAAAGATCTAGGAATAGTAAATAAAAAAGACTACTATTCATATTGGTTAAATATGGATACTGCTGGTGCAGAACAAGGCGGAAATTTTGAAAAATATGTTGTTGATAGAGACGGCTATGTTGCAAAGTGGTATCAATGCACAGTCTTAAATTACGACTCAGAAAAAGGCGTTAAAGAAGCAGCAGCAGAATCAGGTAAAAAAATTGATGTTGGTCCAGGTAGATCTCGTAAAATCTGGGAAGAAGAATACTCAGTAATCTGTAGTCTAATTGAAGATCTTATTGCTGGCAAGAAGTCAATTATTAATCCAAACAATATTTAAGTAGGAGAAATAATGGCAATTAGCCAAAAAGAATGGTCAAAAGAAACCAAAACATCTATTGCTTTATCAGCAGTAGTTATTATCGCTGCTATTTTATTCTTTAGTTTTATCTAAACTAAAACCTTTATTACAGGTATAACACCATTCAGATGGCATATCTGATGAATATAAACATGTTCCTGCCCATTGTATTTTCTTATCCTCTAGATTTTTAATTAAATGTTCTGTTGGATACCCTACAACAAAAGGCACTAATTTATTATTACAAACTGGACACACCCTTATAGTATATCCTAGTTTGACATAGTGTCTTACTTTGGGCTATAATATATACTGAAGGTTGAGCTTTAGAGTTCCCTTCAAACGCCCCTCCCTTTCTGGGGGCGAAGTGCTCCCTCCCTTTCTGGGGAGCCCGTCCTGAGCATGACGCTAAACTGCTCTTTTTTTGACTTTACAATACTCGTAGGATATAATTGATGTATGAGAGAATATGTTTTTGACGATGAAGTTATAGAAGTTGATAGGGATCTAGAACGTGCTATTATCAGACGCTTTCTTGAAAAAAGATATATATCCACACTAGTTGGTGCAGCCTTCATTATAGGTTTTTTGTGTGGTGTTATAGCTTATGCAATTTAATAAATACAATAATGTGATACAATTTATTTATGACAGTATCATTAAGACAATCTCTTAGCAATACAGAGCCTGTTCGCCTAAGCCCAAACGGCACACATTCTGGACTAGATTTTACCATTCAGAATAGCAATGATTCTGGATATATTTATCTTGGTGGAACATCTTCTTTGACATCAAGCAATTATGGTTTTAGGATTTTGCCTAATCATTCTATATCTTTTGAGTTGCCAGGTGATGATGCTATTTATGCTTTAGCGTCTACTACTGGCATGTATGTATCAACAATTTATACAAGCCTGGAGTTCTAATGGCACGGTTTACGCATCCTGCATTCGGTGATGTTGGTGGGCTAACAACAACAATTCATTCTTATAGTCCTGTATGGTCTGGTACTGGACTAACTTATTCAAATAATCCAGCAACTGGTTCATATATTAAGATTGGTAAATTTGTTCAGGTTCAAATAGATGTTGTTTTTACATCTGTAACTAATTTTGGAACAGGTGCATACTCTTTAACAATACCGTTTGCATCTAAATATCACACAGATGTTTATGGTGGATCAGTTCATGACATTACTAATCAGGGCATTGATCATTATAGCCTTAAAGGACATCTATCTCCAGGTAGTACAACATTTACAATTTGGGACATGGCTAGTGCTTCACAAGATGAACCGATGGATAATAACACTCCATTTAATCTAGCACAAGCTGATAGATTCCACATGTCATTTTCTTATATTTGTGAATAATTTGACTTAATTGTTCACAGGGTGTACAATTGATACATGGCAGCTAAAAGGGTGGTCGTTTGTAATATTTGTAATCAAGAGATTGAAGTGCGTTCTTCCTTTGCACACTTTACTTTAACTAGACATTTGAAAGAGCATAACAATGGGTAATTGGACTGAAGAATTAACAGATGAACAAAAGAAACAAGTGTGGGACTTTATTGTATTTACAGTAAAAGAGATTAGAGAACAGATTGCTCTTGATATTGAATATACATATGAGGTTTGGGCTACCCACGGAAAAGCAAAGAGCAGACAAACTAAGAAAGCATTTATGGTATCTGCTGATATTGCAAGAGGATTAAATGAGGTAGTTCATAATGATAGACAAAATAGTTAATTTAATATTTAGATGGGACAGACTTCGTACTGCTATTTTTTTAGAAGTTGATTGGCATAACTCTATTACTCGCATTATTAATGATCCAGAGGATATGAAAACTGCATCTGCTATGTGGTGTGAGACTGATGGGTGGAGATGCTGGACCATAAAAGAAAATGGTAATTACTATTTTCATGATTTGCCAGAAAAGTCTATATCAGATATAATTGATATAATATATGAAGATAAGGAAGGAATAATATAATGCCTTGTGGTTGTGGATTTTCAACAGAGTATCCAGAATGTAATGGAACTCATAAAGTAGTTAAAGCAGTAAAAGATAAAATCATTTCCGAAATAGAATCAATTGATATTTCAGATGGAAAACTCAATGCTCTGGGAATGAAAATGCTAGTATTGGACGTAATTAAAAAAGCAAAAGGCATGTAGTGTGATTCCAAAAATAAAACTCTATAAACTCCCTTGGAGAGTTGTAGGTTTTACAAGATTAAAGAAAAAGATTGTGCTTGATCTTGGGTATATATCTATATGTATAAGTTGGGTTAAATAATGAATCCAGATGCATATAAAAATCCTGAGCCTAAAAAGGTTTCTTGGGCCTGTCCCTGTAATGGCTGTAAGAAGGCACAGAAGGTCGTTATAGACCAGATCATAGAGGATTATAAGTCTTGCCCTAACATGATAGAAACTGAAGATAGATTATATTGTCATACATGGTATAGGCATGAAGACTGTGTAAGATTAATGAATCTGTTATATAAGATTACGAACAACTCTAGATATACCCTGCCAGAAATCAGGGAAGAAGTAAAAGAAGCTATCAATGATATGTTGACAGATCCAAACATGCATGAGATACTTAAAAGATTGAAAGACTAGGAACATTAGCTCAGTTGGTTAGAGCCCCCGACTCATAATCGGGTCGTCGTAGGTTCAAGTCCTACATGTTCCACCAAACCCCTGTAGCTCAGTGGATAGAGCGAGACTCTTCTAAGGTCTGCGTCGGAGGTTCAATTCCTTTCAGGGGTGCTATAATAATTAAATGAGCCTTGAAGATGATGTTAGAAATATATTATTTGAAATAGGCAAGGATGTCAAGATACATAAACTTATTGATGGTAATTTAATTATTGATATTGATTATGAAAAATATGTAAAAAAAATAACTAATTTGATTGAAGAAAACAAGGTATAATAAAATATATGGGG